TATCAGTGCAGCGTCTTCATCCCGTATTCAGTTTTATGATTCTTTTTCAGACGATGGCGAAGATATGATCAAACTCCAAGGAAACCTAGAAGTCCGTGGAACCAAATCACGCGTAGCCCGAACGGAGAATTTCTCTGATCGGTTGCTATACTGTTATGAAACACCAACACCAATGTTTGGGGATTTGGGATGCGGAACAACAAATGATAGAGGAATCGCAATCGTTGACATAGATCCGGCATTTTCGGAAACGATAAATTCCGGGATCGAATACCAGGTATTCCTGCAGAAGGAAGGAGATGGTGACATATGGGTAGCAAAAAAGGATACAGAGTTCTTTATGGTACGGGGGACACCGAATTTAAAGTTTTCCTGGGAGATCAAGTGCATCCAGAAAAGCTTTGAACATCTGCGCTTGGATGAGAAAGAGGTACAGGAAGCAGCACAGAAAGATGCCAGAGACACGCAGAAAGACTATAACATTATTATTGACACAGTTGTCGAGGACTATGACAAAGAAATGGAGGAATTGATCAATGAAAGTAATTAAGATTATCAGCATCATCAATCAGGGAGGGGAGTATTCCATAACAACAACTTATAACGAGGTTGATGACAATGGAAATGTAGTAAAGAGAAATGAAAAAGCACCTACGTTCTATGCAGTAGGAGATATGCTCGATCACGTAAAAGCAATTGAAGAACAGACAAAAGAACGAATTTGAGGACAATATATGGAGAGAATCAGAGCGGAGCCGTGAGGCTCTATTTATTTTACTTAAAATTGCGCCGGCGCAACCGGAGAAAGTGTGAAAAAGTGAAAGAAATACTCATGCAGACATATACTATTGTATTACCGGCCCTGTTGGGATATATTGTATGGCTTTTGAAGAATCAGAAAAAAGACAGGGATGCCAACAGCAAAGGTACAATGCTCCTGCTCCGCACACAGCTAATCGAGTATCATGCGAAATACATGCAGCTGGGAGATATCCCATCATATGCTTATCAGAACTTCTGTGAAATGTATGATGCGTATCATGCTCTGGGTGGGAATGGGATGGTAACAAAAATGAAACAGGAAATTGAAGAATTGCATATCAAGCGAAAAGGAGAATGAATATGGATATTAACGTAATGATGCAGTATGTAACCTATGGACTGGCACTGATCGGAGTGCTTGCATTCCTGGTGTCGATCATCGTGCAGGTAATCAAGGAAATGCCGGGACTCAATAAGATTCCAACAAGTATTGTGGCACTGGTCACATCACTGATCCTGTGCCCGGTAGCTTTGATCATCTTATGTACATATTATAAGATGGTAATCACCTGGTATTATATATTTGCTTCTTTTATTGCCGCATTCGTAGTTTATTTAGTGGCAACAGGCGGTTGGGAAAAAGTCAAGAGTATCTGGGATAGAACGAAATATAAAGATTCAGAGGGCGAGTGATCGTCCTCTTTTTAGTGGAGGAAAACAAATGTTAAAGATCATGGGACAGGCTGCAGCTACGGTAGAACAGATGCAGTCTTACATTAAGATGGTAAATCCGAAGGTGTCCGATTCGGTCATCAAGATGATTCCCCTGTATATTTCAGAGGGAGCGATCGAGGGAGTAAGAGGCGATGTTGCATTTGCTCAGTCTTGCCTTGAAACTGGTAACTTTACGTTTTTCGGAAGCACAGTTACCCTGGATCAGAATAACTTCTGTGGTATGGGAGTGACCAAGAATGGAGTAAAAGGCAACAGCTTCAAGAGTCCGGCCGAAGGTATCCGGGCGCAGATACAGCACCTGCAGGCCTATGCGTCTACAGACCGACTGAAACAGACCATAGTGGATCCACGTTACATATACATAACCAGAGGTTGCGCAGAGTACGTGGAGTACCTTGGGATTCAGGAGAATCCACAGCACCAGGGATGGGCTGCCGGAAAGGACTACGGAAATAAAATTATTGCTATTTTAAACAACATTTTATCAACAGAAAAGGAGAATACAATGAACATCAACACAAGTTTAATCAGTAACAATAACAGCTACGCTGGTCAGACTCCAAAATACATTGTCATTCACAACACAGACAATTATTCCAAGGGAGCCAATGCAAAGGCACATGCCAAAGCTCAGCATGACGGGAATTTTAAAGGCTATTCCGCACACTTGTTTGTGGATGATACAGGAGCATACCAGGCCCTTCCGTATGACAGAGGCGCTTGGCATGTTGGAGTTAACTATGGCGGCCGGCTGTTCGGCACCTGTAATAATCACAACTCTATTGGAATCGAAATGTGTGTACAGTCAGGCTACAATTATGAAAAGGCATTCCAGAACACAGTTGCAGTGTGCAAGCAGATCATGAAGCAGTTCGGTATTCCGGCCGAAAGAGTACTGCAGCATTATGATGTGTGTGCGAAGAACTGCCCGTCTGCGATTCGAGCAAAGGGTGATTGGAACCGGTTTAAGCAGCTGATCGGTGCTGAGACGACAACCGTAACTGTGGACAAATATTATCGTACAAGGAAAAGCTGGGAAGATAGCAAGAGTCAGATTGGAGCATACAAGATTCTGGAAAATGCTAAGAAAGAATGGAAAGAAGGATATACCATCTATGACTGGAATGGAAAAGCGGTATATCCGGAACAGCAGGCCAAACAGAAGGCAGATCTTACTGCAGAATTGAAAGTTCAGCTTCCAGTTATTCAGGAAGGATGTACTGGGGCAGCAGTCCTTGCTCTGCAGGCAGTGCTTAAAACATCTGTTGACGGAATTTTTGGCAGCAGCACAAAAGAATCACTGAAGAAATTCCAGAAGAACGTGAAGCTTGATGCAGACGGATGCTGCGGAAAGAACACATGGGGGAAAATCGTAGATCACATGAAGGAAAATACTTTTAAATCTTGATATATAATAAGAAGCAATCCCGGCAGGTACCCACTGCCGGGAGAATATTGTATCATCTGATTTGTCCACGTTTTGTCTACTGCGGACAGAAAACAATATAATATGATAGGTAATTACACAATACAAAAATAAATGTAAAACATTGATAAATGTTGATTTTAAAGACTTCTTAGATTACAATAAGAAACCATAGGACGCAGGAGAAAGCACCCAGCTTCTTTATGAAGTACATGGAAACGCTTGAATATTGATCGCACATCGATATGAAAATTTTGTGAATTCAATAAAAATACTTGCATTCCGGCATAATATATGTTACAACATTGTTACGAAATGTTAATAAACTATACCGCAGGATGCAATGAAATGCTGCCGGGATTCTGGCAGCATTTTTTATGGAGTCCAAAGAGATCTGGCTGTTTTAGGCAGTTACGGCACTTTTGGACCGGATATAGATAGAGGAGGATATTATGGAAACGATGATCGATCTGATTGATGTGACAAAATCGTATGGTAAAGGCCTTCCGGCTGTGAACCATGCTAATTTGCACGTAGATAAAGGAGAATTTGTTTTTGTAGTAGGAAGCAGTGGGTCAGGAAAATCTACACTGATCAAACTTCTTATGAAAGAACTTGATAGTACAAGTGGACAGATGATAGTCAGCGGTGAGCGTCTGGAGAAGATGAAACATCGTCGAGTTGCGAAATACCGTCGTAAGCTTGGTGTAGTATTTCAGGACTTCCGTCTTCTGAAAGACCGCAATGTATACGAAAACGTTGCATTTGCACAGCGTGTTATCGGGAGACCAACGCGAGTGATCCGCAGACGTGTCCCGGAGGTTCTTCAGGAAGTGGGACTTGCTGAAAAATACAAATCCTTCCCGGATGAGCTTTCTGGTGGTGAGCAGCAGAGAGTGGCGCTTGCCAGGGCACTTGTAAATCGTCCGGATATCCTTCTGGCTGACGAGCCGACCGGAAACCTGGATCCGAAGACTTCTGAAGAAATCATGAAGCTTCTGGAACAGATCAATGAGCGTGGTACGACTGTGCTTGTGGTAACACATAACAAAGAAATCGTTAATCAGATGAAGAAACGAGTGGTTACCATGCATGACGGTGTGATCATCAGTGATGAGAAAGAAGGAGGATATCATGAGGCCTAGTACAATCTGGTATACCCTCAAACAGGGTATCAAAAATATAAAAAGAAACTGGATGTTTTCCATTGCATCTATTCTGACCATGGCAGCCTGTATCTTTCTGGTAGGTGTATTTTATTCACTGGTAACAAATGTAGATAATATTGCGCAGAAAGTAGAGCAGGAAGTTCCAGTCACTGTTTTTTTTGATGAGGGAACAACTGAAGAACAGATGCAGGAAGTCGGTAATCTGATCCAGGCACGTCCGGAAGTGGAACGAGTTGAGTTTGAATCAGCAGACCAGGCATGGGAGAACTTTAAGGATAAATATTTCCAGGGATCTGATGCGGCAGAAGGATTTAAGGATGACAACCCGCTTGTCAATTCTTCAAACTATCATGTATACCTGAACCAGATCGAGAAACAGACAGAGTTAGTAAACTATATTCAGGGGTTGGAGCATGTGCGAGATGTTGAGCAGTCTGAACAGGCAGCAAATACACTGGGAAGCTTTAACAAGCTGGTTTCCTATGCATCGATCGTGATCATTGCGCTCCTTCTGATCATTTCTATTTTCCTGATCAGTAATACCATTTCTGTTGGTATTTCTGTTCGTAAAGAAGAAATTGGAATTATGAAATACATTGGAGCAACGGATGCATTTGTCCGTGCACCGTTCCTTCTTGAAGGTATGGTCCTTGGGGTGATCGGTGCAGCGATTCCACTGATAGCACTGTATTTCCTGTACAATAGTGTTGTTGAGTACATCCTGAATAAATTCAGTGTGCTT